GGGCTCGTAGCCGTGGTTCAGGATGTGGGCCATAGCCGTGCGGCTATAGGGCAGCCCATCGGGTTTGAGCAGTACGCCGGTCAGGTCTGATTGGCTCAGGCCCAGGCGTATCAACACGCTCTTCATGCGGAGCGGGCGCCGGTCTTTAAACCGTGCAGTCATGGCGCCCTCCCTCGTCGTTCGCGTTCATGTAGACTTCTCCTTGCATGTGTCGGAGGGGTAACCCTCCAAATCGGGCCGGTCGGTTGCCGCCGGCTGGCCCACCTCTTTTCAGCCAGCCACTGCACGCAGTGGCGTAGCGGTATTCCTGCCCAGCAGGGTGTCGATCAGGGCGTCCAGTTGGCCCGGTGGCACACCATCGGGGTAGCGCTGGGCAACCTTTGGATACAGCCCATCCCCCGGCACGCCGCGGGCCATCAAGGCCTTGCAGGCATCGGCCACGCTCATGGGCTGCTCTTCCACCACCTTCACCGCCAGGTCGATGGCTGTGCCGCGGCGCGGCATCCAGTTGGCACGCTCGATGTCGCCCAGGTGGCTCAGCGAGTTGATCGCCCCGTCGAAAGGCGTGTCGCCCTTGTCGCGGGCCTTCTTGGCATCCTCACGGTTGCCCACGCCCCAAGCGGCCTTTTCCATGGCTCGGGCGGCGTGTTCGATGTTGGTGTGGGCCTTGGCGGCGTAGCGCTCACCGATCACCGGGGCGGTGGTCAGTTGGCCGAACTCATCGAATTCGCGGGTGGGCTCAATGCGGTAGTGCAGGGCTTCGCCGTCAAAGCGCGGCACGGTGATTTGTATGGCCATGTGGCCGTAGATCAGCGGATGCACCGTCACTTCGGCCCCGGCCACCACACCGGCCAGCCCGTCCACTTCGTAGGCGTGCACGCAATCGGCCTGGGGGTGGCGATAGCTGATCGTCAAGTTGGTGCGTACCTTGCGGGTCTCTTCCTTGCCCAGCAGGTAGGCCCGGCACACTTCAATCGGCGGCAGCTCGCGCAGCTGCTCGGCGCGAATCTTTTGCCACAGGGCGTAGCGTGCAGTGGGTGCAATACCTTCGCGGCGGATGCGGGTATCGAGGCGCGGCAGGGTGTTGGCGTTGTAGGCCTCCTGCCAGCGGTCTGCCGCGGCGTTGAGCTCGTCGCAGGTGTGCACCGGTTCAAAGCGCAGGCGGCTTTCAAACCCGGTCTCGACAATGTTGTTGCCGTTCTCGACGCCACCCTTGGCCCTGGAGTTACCGGCTTCGTGGGTGAGGTAGCGCACTTCGAGCGCGTCGAGAAAGTGTCGAATCGCCGTGGCGCCGTTGGCGCTGCCCTTGTCCCACAGCAGCACGCTGGGCACACCCCACCACGATATTTCCGCCTTCTTCGACCACGCCCAGGCGAGGAACTCGAAAAGGCTCTTCTGATTCTCACCGGCCGCTTCGAAGTAGCGCACCGCCAGGGAACCGGAGGCCCGGTCGTAGGCTACGTAGCGCCACACCTTCAGCTTGACCTGGGCATAGCCTTCCAGCTTGTTTTTGTAGAACCGATCCTCGCGGATCATGTGCTGGTGGCCCTTCATGTAGTAGAGCAGGCACAGGCTCGGGTCGACTTCATGCACGTGGTTTGGGTGGAGCGCCCGCAGCTCTGTGACAGGGCGTTCAGCGCGCTGGCTCTTCACGTCCAGGTTGCGGGCCCGCAGCAGGCGATTAACCTGCGGTGCAGATACCGGCACTGCAATGCCGCTGGAGTCGGCCAGGCTGACAGCCAGCGGGGTGTGCAGGGTCTGCTTGCCGTTCATGCGCATGGTTTCCTTTTGCATGGCGCCGAGGGTTATCAGCGCCGATTCGGAGACGCTGGTGGTGCCCTTGTCGTTGCGGGCCTTGCGGCCGCTCAGCCAGCCCACCGCCTGCAACTTGCGGTAGAGGGTTTGCACCGAGACGCCGTAGTGGGTGCTCGCTTCGCGAATCACGGTGCTGCGGTCGCCATGCCCGGCGGCTTCGAGCTGCATAGCAAGGCTGCGCAGAACCGCTTGAGAGCAGGGTTGAAGGGTGCCCATGGCTGGCTCCTCAATCTGCTTCGGCTTCGGTGTAGGGGACGAACTGCTCGACCGCCTCCACAATCGGCTGCAGGCGTGTGTCGATGGCGTTCTGGATGCGCCCCACCGTGGTTGCCAGGCGCCATGCCTGGTCGCGGGTGCGTTGCACCAGGGCAATGGCGCCGGCGGTGTCAGGCCGCTTTTCAGCGGGTTGGTCATAAATCTCGGTGACCAGGGTGTCGATGGCGTCGATCAGCAACTCCACTACCCGCAGGGCGTCGTCGGCCTTCTTACCGTTGCCGGTGATGTCATCGGTGAGGGCTGCCAGGCGCTCATCCGCCGGGACAATGCCGGCCTCGTAGCGGGAGAGTTTTTCTTCCGCCTGGTTGGCCCGGTCTCGAACCTTTTCCATCAGGCGGTCTTTGGCGGTATGGCTCTCGGTCAGCTCGGCAACGGCTTTGTCTTTCTCGGCCAGCTTGCTGGCATGGCGTTCTGCCAGCTCGCCGATCAGCTCGGCAATGGCCTCGCGGTCGGATGCGGCTTCGATCGCCTGCTTCACGAGGGTCATGTCGTCGGGCGGCAGCGCCCGGATGGCCCGGTATTCCTTGGTGCGCAGGCCAAGCTGCAGGGCCTGCTCGTAGAGCTCACCACCGAGGGATTCAAAGTTCTGTGCCGATTCCAGGCAGGTGCGATAGCTCTGGCCGAACAGATGGCGGCATGCCTCTTCAAAATCCGCGACGCGTCGCGTAATCCCGTTTTCGTCGGTTATCGATAAGTCTTTGTATTTCTTGCCTTCTCGCAGTTGCATGAAGGATTCTGCAATCACTTTTTGCGCGACCGTCGCGGAAAACGTCGCGTGTTCGATGCGTCCCATCAGCCGGCCTACCTCAAGGGCGGATGTCTGCACACGCTCGCGGATGGCGACTTCGGTCAGGGCTGCGTTGTCCGCATCGAGCACGGCATCATCAACAGTGGCAACGGGTGCCAGTGATGCGGAGGGTGAGGGTTTGCGTCCCATGGTCAGGGCTCCCTTGAGTAGCGGTTTTTGGTTTCGGTGAGCTGGCTTGCGGCCCGCTCCATGGCAGTCATGTGGGCGATGGCGATCTGCACGATCTTCGGGCTGAGGCGATAGCGGCCGGTCTCCTGGATCTGCTCCGCGAAGCCCACCTCGCGCAGGTTGTGCAGATCGCGGGTGATCGTGGGCTGGGAGATGCCGAGGCCATCAGCCATGTCCTTGGGCGAAAGCCCGTGCAGCTCGTGACCGGAGAGGATTCCAACCAGGCGCAGGATTCGCTGCTGTGCGGCGTTGTCGTACTGATGTTTACTGATCTGGGTTGGCATCACTTATATGACTATTCTTGAAAGGGGTTTTAGTCGGGCTAAACTTCGGAAAGTGGAGATCAGGAACCGAGCGCAAAGCAGCGGGCTGCGTCTAGGCCGAAATCGCCCCAGATTCGAATTGCTTCGAAGCGGAAATCGTGGCTGAGGTCGTCAAGCTCGATGTGGGTTTGTTCGCGAAGGGTTTTCATGGCGGGCCTCACGCGGCGCGTTGTTCGTCGAGGGGCAGGCCGAGCTTGATGCGGATATCGCGGCCGGTGCCGTAGTTGCCACGGCGGATGCCGCGGATTACTTCCGAGACGTCGCGGTACTTGAAGCCGTTGGCTTCGGCCCACGATTTGAGGGTGTGGCCCTGCTGGCGCAGGGAGTGCTTGATCTGGTTGGCGTTGGGTTGGCTCATTTCGCCCTCCTGTAGTTAATGACTGTGTTTGCAACGTGTGGTGCGTTGTTTGATGTGAACTTTAGTCCATATTTGTATGGACTGGCAAGGTATATATGGACTTTTTTTCATGCGCGCTTGGGCGCTTAAAGCATGAACTCCGAGTCAGCAAGGACGGCGAGGTGGCCGAAATCCTCGGTTTGTCGAAAACAGCGTTTTCCGAGCGAAAAAAAAGGAATTCATTTCCGGAAAAGGAACTGAAGGACATCGCTCTGAAGCGGCCGGAGCTGGGAATTGACGTGCTCTATGTTCTGACCGGCGAGCGCGAGTACAGCAGGCAGGAAACCCAGGACCAGTTCATCGACCGCATGCAAGCCATCAAAGCGACAGGCCAGATCGTGGATGCGCTACCGCTGTCCAGCACTGAGCGGGAAGGGTTGAGGCTGTGCCTGACGGGGGATGCTCAGACAGATGCAGCCACCATCGCGGAGGCGTTCACTCGTCAGAAACCGCAGATCACGTCCTACCCGAAGGCCACGGTCACGCCCCTACCGGCCAACGAGCACGCTGGGCTAACATGGCGCGAGCTGATGATCCTCGCTGTCGATGAGCTCAACGCAGCGGGCTTGCACCTACCGGGCGAGAAGCTTGCCGAAATGGTGGATTTGCTGATGGAGTTTCAGCGCGAGGGGCTGCCGGTAAGCCGTGATTCAGTGGCCCGCCAGATACGCCTGGTTGCGTGAAGCTCTGCACAATGCCGCAGGAATACCGTTAAAATTTATGTCGGCCGGGCCTCTATCATCGGTAGATATCCGGATGATTTACAAAGGCGCTTGGCATGTCAGACGATGTAAAAAAGGAAGCGCTGAAAGATCGGCTGCGCTCTCTTATCAGAGAGGCGGCGAGTCAGCACAGGGTGCGCAAAGCCCCGTCAGCACGCGGTGCAAGACGGATGCGCATTGAAGTGGAAAACGTGTCCCGTGATCGCGTGGTGATCGTGATCGACAGGGATAGTGTGGAGGAGTGATCGATGCGGGCTTGGGTTGTTGTGCTGTGCCTTGCCGCGAGCCCGGCGTTTGGACAGGTGTTCAAGTGCACCGCAAATGGCGTGACGACGTATTCGGAGACCCCTTGTGGCGATAAGCCCAAGGTGGTGGAAATCAATGTGCACCACCCCAGCCGGCAAGAGCAGGCCATCGCCCATCAGCGTGCGCTGGCAGACAAGCGCGAAGCCCGCTGGCTTGATCAACAGCAACATCAGCAGCGCGAGCAGCTTGCTTACGAGCGCCGGATCGATGAGCAGCGCCGGGCGCAGAAAGAGGCTGCGTTCAAGGCCAAGTGCGATGGCTACGAGCGGACTGCCAAAAATGCCGGTCATGAGAAAGACCTCTACGCGACGCAGCGCTATCGCGACGACGCCGACCGCCGCAAGCGCGAAGCTGAAGCCCAGCACTTTTCAGAGTGCTATGGCGAGCGCTGAGCAGCACAGACGCGATTAATTTGGATTGGAGGGACTGAGTCATGCAGTGCCCCAAGTGTCATTACCTCCGATCTGCGCGAGACACCGGACCGACTGACGCATGCCCTCGTTGCGGGATCATCTATGCCAAGTTCGACCCCGCGGTCGAGAAGAGCCGCGCGGAGTTGAAAGTCATTGCTGAGCGCCGTCTGCACCTGCAGGGGTGCACCCATTCGTTTTTCGTCAATCTCAACGAAGCTGCCAATGCATGGGGTCGGCACTACAGCTGGCTGGGTAAGCTCATCAGCGCCTTGATCATCGGGGTGGCTTGTGCCGCAGTTGTCGTTGTGGTGTGGTCAATATTTGCTGTTGTTCTGGGTATGGGGCTCATGCCAAGCCCCAAGATCATCAATGTGTTCGTCGGCGGGCGTTGATGCGCAGGCGGTGATCTTCCCGGCCGCCCACAGCGCGTTTTAACGGCCTTGCACCGCCGCATGTAGCACGGCAGGGGCGATTGCAGTTTGTAACCGTGTGACAAACGCTCTGACCGCCCTTTCCCCCGTGGGCACAGGCCGTCTTTCCTCATAATCCCCGCCGGCTCCGTCCGGGGATCTCCATCCGCGCCAAACCAGTGCCATGCCCCACGCAACATGGGGCCATGAGCACGCCAAAACCTCTCCACATTTTCAAGCCGGGTCGGCACACCGCCATGGGTGGTGTTGTCGTCGAATTCAGCGAAGCGCAGCTGGGGGCGTCGGCCGCGGCCTACGACCCGGCCAAGTGGCGAGCGCCGCTGGTTGTCGGGCACCCCAAGATCAACGGGCCTGCTTACGGCTGGGTCGATGGGCTGGCTGCATCGGCCATCGGCCTTGAGGCCGAGCCCGCCGACGTTGAGCCGGCGTTTGCCGACATGGTCAACGCCAAGCGCTTCGCCAACATCTCTGCCTCTTTCTGGGCACCCGCTGCGCCGGGCAACCCGGTGCCGGGTGTCTATTACCTGCGTCATGTCGGCTTCCTTGGCGCCACGCCGCCGGCCATCAAGGGCTTGCGCACGCCGGAGTTTGCCGAGGCCGAGACCGGCATCGTCGAGTTCAGCTCCGAATGGGACGACATCGACAACGCCGGCCTGTGGCGCCGGATGCGCGAATGGATCCTGGGCAAGTTCGGCGCCGACGAAGCCGACCAGGTCGTGCCCGGCCACCTGGTCTCCAGCCTCGAACAATCTGCCCAGCAAGAGCTGGCCGAATCCCTGGCGGAGGAGGCTGACGCCCCTGACGCCGCCCCCACCGCCGGCCTGCCGGCCTTTGCAGCCCCCACCCAGGAGACCCCCACGGTGACCCCCGAACAGAAAGCCGCCCTCGAAGCGGAAAACGCAGCGCTGCGCCAGCAAATCGCCAACCATGCGCAGGCCCAGCGCCACGCCGCCAACCTCAGTTTTGCCGAAGGCCTTGCTGCGGGTGATCGCCCCCGCCTGCCGCCCGCCCAGGTGCCGCTGGTGGTGGCAGTGCTCGATTACGTCGAGGCCGCCGACCAGGTTGTGGAGTTTGGCGAGGGCGAAGCCAGGGCGCCGCTTGGCGCCGGCCTGCGCCAGTTTTTCGAGGCCCTGCCCGTGGCCCCCGAGTTTTCCGAGGAGCAGGCCACCAAGGCCCGTGCTGCGGGCAACCCGCCCGTCGTGAGCTTTGCCGCCCCCGGCGGCTATGGCGTCGACGGCGACTCGGCCGCGCTCCACGCCCAGGCCCTGGCCTACCAGGCCGCCCACCCCGGCACCACCTACGTCGCCGCCGTCGCGGCCGTGCAGCAACAGGGCTGACCGCCCCCCACCCACCCCGGAGACCCCGCAATGAGCCGTCAATCCACCCCGATCCTCACCTTGTCTGTGGTCGCGCTCGCGGCCCTCAACGCTGATCGCTTCGTCACCGCCACTGGCGCGGTGCCCGCAGCCGGTGCCTCCGCCCTTGGCGTGGGCCGCGCCGCGGCGGCTACGGGCCAGCGCACCCCTGTAGATGTGCTTGGCACCACCGTTGTTGAGGCCGGCGCAGCTATCGCCGCCAATGCGTTTGTCGAGACCGACAACCTGGGCCGCGCCATCACCAAGTCGGCCGGCGTCACCCTCGGCCGCCTGGCGCCGGGCGAAGTGGCCACTGCCGCCGGCCAGTTTGTGGAGGTCATCCTCCTGCCCGCCAACGCCTGACCACCTGACCTACAGATAGGACCGAACATGCCCCAAATGAACCCCGCCCAGGCGCGCGTTGTTGACGCCGTCCTCACCACCGCCGCCCAGGGCTACCAGCAGGCGAACCTGGTCTATCCGACCCTGTTCCCGGTCGTGTCCGTCGCGCAGCGCGGCGGCAAGATCCTGACCTTCGGCCGCGAGGCCTTCCGCATCTACAACACAGGCCGCAGCCCTGGCCAGAACACCAAGCGCATCCAGATCGGCCACCTGGGCAACCCCTTCGTGCTTGAGCAGCATGCGCTTGAGGGCGTGCTGCCGATGGAGATCCAGGAGGAGGCCGCCGCCACCACCCCGGGCATCCAGCTGGCTAGCGGCACGGTGCAGACCGTGCAAGACATCATCCAGCTGCGCACCGAAGCCGCCGCCGCGGCCCTGGCCACCGACGTGGCCAACTACCCCGCGGGCAACAAGCTGGTGTTATCGGGCAGCAGCAAGTGGACCGACCCGAGCAGCACCCCGAGCAAGGATGTCGAGACCGCGAAAGAGGCCATCCGCGCCGCCATCGGCCGTCGCCCCGACACGGCGGTGGTATCCGCGAAGTCCTTTGCGGGGCTGAAGAACAACCCGAGCATCCTCGACCGCATCAAGTACACGGGCCGCGACAGCGTCACCGAGG